CCGTCAGCACAGAACCCAGTGCCTGGCCCTGGTATGCCCGCGACCTAGCACGCCCCTCAAACTCTTCAGCAGCACCTTGTGTTTCGTAACCCCACGCAGCGCGCATCGCGTTGTTGCGAATGGTCAGCGCATCGCGCTCGCTCATCTCGGACGACTGCACCAGCACGTCACCAAATGAGCCGGAGTCTGCCATGACGCCCGATGCACCCATGGCGGCGCGCTGACGTCCCATGAGTTGGCGACCTTGTTCGCGCTGCTTTTGCTCTTCCACGGCGCCGCGTGCAAGCGTGTCTTGCGCTTGATAATCGCGCACCTGCTTGTTGTACGCCGCCATGTTTCGAGCGTCTTCGGCCTGCTGCATACTTGCAGATGCGCTTACAGCAGATCCTGCTACAGCCAGCGCGGTCATAATGTCACACATGATTCGCTCTCATATCGAAACGATGAAACGGCACGCCATCAGGCCCGTGCGGTTGTGCATCGTGTATCGTAAAGCCCAGCCACTTTAGCCAGCCAATGGCTCGCGTGTTGCGGGAATCCACGTAGTTCACTAGATAATTGTACAGTGTGGCCATGCGAGCTACATACGCCTTGTTGCGTTTCAAAAAGGCTTTTGCGTGTCGATCGATCTCCACCGTTCCGATCATCCACGGCACACCCACCGAACCCAACATCGAGGCTGGCGCCACACCAAACATGCACACCGGCCGCCCGTCGACCGTGCCGGTCCAGCTCGCCGTCGAACAGGCGATCCCGTGCTTGAGCGCGTACTCCGGGCTCACGCGATTGGCCGCCCATAATTCCTCCACATCTTCTGGCCGGATGATGGGCAGCATGGGCGCCACGTGCTCTGGCAGCGCCTCGATTACAGCGTACTCATGCGCCGCCAACAGTGACCTCCGGAATGGCTGCTAAGATCGACAGCGGCAACGGGTCAGACTGGCGAACAAACACCCGACCTTCTTTGCTCCAGGTCGCACCAATTAGAATGTCGGCCACACCGGTTAGCAGCGCCACCGGAGCGTCATAGCCTTCCTGGGCACGCTGCTTGTACTCCAGCAGGTTGCTCTCATCCCGTCCCGCAAAGATGCCGCGAGAGTCTTCGACTAGCAAGCGCACCGCTTGCACAATCTTTTGCTTGTCGCGGATCGTCTCACCCGTGGGCGCGCTGATGTCCAACGTCTCAAAGTCGGCCTCGATCGGCAGGCCGATATGCACGACAGTTGCCGCCTGCGCCAGCGCCACTGCGCCGCTGGCCACTAACGCTTGGGGTGCAACATGGCCATCGGCCAGCACGTTGACAGTCTTGCCCTCTAAGTGCGACAACCCAGAAAAACTCTTGCGGGCATGCGCCCAATGGGTAGTGGCTGTGCTGCGCAGCTCGGTGGCCACGTCGCGGTTGATCGTCACCGTGACTACCGTGCCGCTGGTGCGTGCCGTGATAGCCAAGCGCAGGATTCTGTCGTCGTCGGCGGTCAAATGAATCTCGCTACCCACATCGCCCGCCACAAAGTAGCTGGCGCTGGCTGTTAGCGTAAACGTGGCCGCGCTGCCGTAAGTCCACGCACCGCTGGAGGTGAGCGTCATGGTGGTAGCACCTGTATTTCTGCCATCGTAAGACAAGCCAGAATCGACAAAGAAGGCGTTCTTGATGTCAGTGATGTAGCGCGTGTTCATACGCTCCACATACCGCTTGGTGACACCGCCGATGGTGCGCTTGACTGCAATGTAGAGCGCGTCTTCTGTGCCTTCAGAGATCACGCACACGCTCTCAACCTCGCCGTCAGTGTCGTGCCGGTGCCAGCCAATGACCTGCTGCTCGCGCATGTACGTCATCGACAGCAGTACACCATCGTCACGCACGCACCACAGGCACGTAAAGGGCACCTGCTGATACGCCCATTCCTCAATTGTGTAGCCCTGCACCAGGTGCGAAGACAGAATCGTCAGATCGTTGCCGGTGTAGGAATCGGAGGCGAACTCATAGCCCAGATCCCGCACCGTCGATCCCTTGTCCTGCAAGTACAGCGCCGTGTTACCAATTACCTGCGGTGGCACCGTTGAGCTGCCGCGGTAGCCTTGCTGCTTGATGTTGATCGACGACGGCGAGATCGTGTCATTCTCAGCGCCGGCGACAATCCACTCACCGCCCGATGTCAGCAGCACCAGCTTGTCTAAGGTCAGCATGTGCCTAATCGCATTGACCTGGCGCGAGGCGATCGTAAAGTTGACCGCGTCATCATCAGCAATCGGATTGCTCTTGCCAAAATCCACGTAGGCATTGGTGCGCGACATCCACACCGTCTGTGGCTGCGCAGTCGTGTTCGCAAAACACAGGCGCTGTTGGTGAAATGCGACGCTGGCCGGATAGCCTTGATTGCCGCCCCAGGCTTCAAACGCCCACTTGTAGCTGGCCGTGGCGGTTGTCTCGTCCGGTATGCGCAAGATGACCGTCGCCGTTGCGCTCGTGCCGCTGGCCACAGCGGTGATGCGACAAATACCAAAGCCTGGGTGCAAGAAGCGCCAGGTCACCGCGCCGTCGGACCAGTCGTCGGCCTCGTGCGTTGGGCGCAACGAACCGGTGGTTGCCGCATTGGTTGCTTGGTAATACTTGCCGTCAGAGCGCCGGATGTCATTTAACGCCACCGCTTTGCCGGCCTCCCAGGGCTGGCCAAAGTTCTTTTGTTCCAGGTAAAACAGTTGCCCCACGTGATAAGACTGAAACAGCGAACCGCCACTGACTGTGAGCGTAACAGTGCCGGTCGTTGCACTGGATTGGACAATCAACGACGTGTTGGTGTTAATGTCTTGAAACGGGCCTTTGATGTTGTCGAACTCAGCCACGGTCCAAGCGTCGTGCGCGGTTCTGCTGATGGTGCGCGGCTGGTAACTTGGGTGGCACACGTACAGCACGTCGGCCGACTGCGTAAAGTTGAGTAACGGAAGATCGGATTCCGACCAGGGTGTGGCCACGTTGACCGGCGAGCCCGCCGAGCCGCCCGAGCTGTAGACCACCTGGCCGCCGTCCTTGTAGACGCGCATGGTCTGGTGGCCAAACTCCAGCACATAGGTTTGCGTCGTCGAAAACGCGAACGGGATCAATCGATGGCGCCGGCTGCTGCTGGCGACCTCGGCCAAAAACTTTGTGCCGGCGCGATTGCGCACGCCGCCATAGGCTTGCACAATAAAATTGCGGCAGGTCTTTAAGCTCGTGCCGTAGCGTGCCAGGTCGACGCGACCGTACAGCGACGGCGAGAGCTCACCCCCCGTAAACGACGCCTGTATTAGGCTGCTGCCCATCGAGCACTCCCCGTATTGCGATAAATTCGGAATCTGGCGCCGATTGTTCGGTGCTTTCAGTCAAATTGCTTGCCGCTGCCGATGAGGCCACCATCATGTAAGCGCTGCGCGCCTGCTCGGCCACCTTGGGCTGTACAGCCAGCGGCATGGCAATTTCAGCGGCAATCAAATAAGACAGCGCCGAGGCAAACATGGGGTCGAAGATGGTGGGGTCTTCAATGCGCTTGGTGTAAATCAGCTCGGCCTGATCCAGGTTGCTGTAGATAACGCGCTGGCCGTTGTAGTAACCCGTCTCAAACGGAATACGCTGGTCGCTGCGCGGTGCGCGCAGGCCCGGCGGAACGATAGCGCGGGCCTTTAGGCAGTCACTGGGATAGACGTACATGTACTCCCAATTGGTTGGCGCGTCGCCCGCCTCAGACAATGCCACGCGGGTGTTCGCAAAATTCCACGGATAGTCGCGCAGCGCGTAGTCGCGCATCTGCTCGTAGAACAGCGCGCAGACGCGTGCTTCGTTGCTGGGCTCAGTCAGCGAAGAAATGAAACTGGACACGCCAACTCGTGCCAAGGCCATGTTGCAGATGGAGATGACGGACGCTGCCATGGATTAGCCCTGCCCGTACATGACTTCGGCTGGATCCTTGCGCTCACCTGGCGAGAGCTCCAGGTCAGTGAGCTGGATCTCCACACTCATCGACTTGCCGTCGTCTTGCGTCTCGTAGGCGCTGGTGCTTTTGACGTAGCCCATGGCCATGACGTTCATCTTTGCGCCCACGTCGGGCAGCGTCGTCATGCCGAGTTTTTCGAGCTCGTCCTTACCCAAGGTCAGGCACAGGCCATACGGGTATTGCGGCTCCTCGTAATCAGTTGCCATCTCGGTAGACTTGGCGTCCGGGCTGCGTTTCATATCGACCATGTCGGGCTCCGCTGTGAATTCGTAAGGCAGGGGCACGTAGCCCCTGCGGTGTTTCAAATAACTTCGCGCTCGCTCACAGGCACATCAGCCTGCAGCTCGCTCAAGGCAATGGGCTCTTGCTTCTTTGCCCTGGCCTTGGGTTTTTCGACAGGTGTATCGTCAGCGACTGGCTCAAACCACTTGCCCTTGGCGCCTGGTTTGATCTCAAACACAGCGCCAGCGCGCTGACGCACACCGCCATAAAAGCCGTCAGTGATTGCTTTGACTTTCATGTCGGTGCGCCCTTATCAGATGGCGTCAGCCGTGGCGACCCACTTGGCCACATCAGTGGTCAGGAAGGCGTTGATCTTGCCTGCCGTCACAGTGGTGGTGCCAATGGTGGCCAAGATGCCGAGATAGCGCTCATAGGTGCCATTAGGCAGCGCTACTGCAGCGATCACACCACCCGCATTCAAGGCAGCCGAGTTCGCCGCAGCGTCGTCGGTCACCAAAGATGCAGAGGTGTAATGCACGCTGGCAGAGCCATCGGTGGCAATAGCTGCTGCAGCGTCGGACGCCAGCTGGAACTGGATCGTGCCGGCAGAGCCGCCGGTGATGATCTCCGTGTCAGTCTGGATGACCAGGTACAGAGGCTGGCCGTTGCCGATGTCGCTGGACGTGGCGCCCAGGTCAATCACGTCACCGATCAGCGCGGTGCCGGCAGAACCGGCGACCGAGACTGCATCGGCAAATTCATTACGCTCGTCGAGAATCATGATGCTTTCCTTTCTTTGATTGAGCCGATTAGATGCCGGACTCGGTGTTGGTGATGGCGTCGCAGCGGCGCACAGGGATACCGTCAAACATGGTGACGTGCTTGCCTGCTACCTGTTCGATAGTCAGGGTGGAAGCCGCGACCTTGTTGGCGATCTGGCGACGCAGGAACGAACGCAGCGTGCGGTTCATGTAGAACGCAGGACGGCCCATCGACAGCGAAGGGATCAGCTCCACAGCCTGAGTCATCAAATCGATCAGGTCAGGACCGGACGCGGCATTCTTGACCAGGTCTTCCTGATCGAGGTTGACGCGAACCACATAGCGCCAGTCACGAACCGACAGACCGCAGTCCCAGCGATAGTGCGTGCGGTAGGCTTCCATGCGGCCGCCGTTGCCGTCCACGTTCTCGATGGTGACCTGGCCTTTGTCTTCCATGTTTAAGCCCGCCTTGCTGCCCTTGGGGTAGATGCCGTGGACAGTGTTTGGACCCCAGACCACCAGCCAGATCGAGGTGTTGTCGGTGCTGTCAGGTGTCGCTGCGCTGGTGATGATGTTGTCGCCATTTTCTGCCGACTGATCATTAAAGCGCGCACCAAAACCTGTGAAGGCTTCAGGCTCAGTGGCTTCGTTACCGTAGAACAGCGTCGAGGCAAACTCCTGGTTCATGCCTTCGATGTGCGCACGATCTTCCGAGAGACGAAATGCCGCGGTGTTGCCGTTCAAATCAGCCAATGCCTTGTCGACTTCGGCATACGCTTCGAGCATACCGGTCGCATCGGTCACTTGCACGGTACGCGATTTGCCAGGCTGCACGCCGCCGTACAGTTTGCGCCACGTTGGGGTGGGCAGACCGGTGCGAATGGTGGTGCGGTGGCCGGTCGGCAGGTTACCTTCAAGCCAGACCATGTCGTCCAAGATCTCGTTGGTCTGGTTCATGATCTCTGCGATCGTGTCGATCTTGCCCTGGGGGTCCAGACGCTTTGTCACGTCCAGCAGGGTTGGGTGGGTAGTTGCAAGGGTTGCCATTTAACTTCCTTTCATTTCATGTTGGGGAACATACGTTTGCTTTGGTCGGCTTCAGCGCCGCCGGCGTTACCGCCAACATGCGTGTCCTCGGCCATCGCTTTGCCAATGCGCGCAAACACTCGCACAAGCTCCGGGTGGTTTCCCATGCCGTATGAGTCGAGCGCTGATTTGAGCTCCGGCGTGCCGAACTTGTTGATCGCGTTTTGAGC